TATCGTCACGATGCATCCAGGGCGCTCTCATACCGTTTCCAGACAAGTTTTCATATGCCTGAATAGCTCCACCAACTAAAATTTCTCTCAGAGGGATAGTACAGATAGCATTTTCACTATTCCCGTTTGTACCTTCAATATGAAAAGCTACTACAGGTTCATTTGCATCACTGCAGAAATAAAGATCATGATCAAATGTAAGTGTGTGTTTTGTTGTCATTGCATAACTCCAAGTTCAAAAATAAGAAGAATAGCCCAAGATGCAAAATATGTACTCCAGGAGTAAAGTATTTCAAGAGCAAATAATGTATTGAGCGACCAAATAAAAAGTAGCGGATATAGCACAATAGGAATTAGCATCACGTCGCCTAGTTTTTCTCTAAGCTGTAGCATTAAAATAAACATTACCAACTCCCGTCATCTATTACTGCCTGTACTGTTAGGAAGAGCGCTCTAAAATAAAATGCTCTCATCTTAGGATTCATATCATCAGGCCCCGTCAAAGATAGCTCTGCTTGTAGCCATCTGACGGGGTTTAGACTAATACTAATCGATATATCGCTGTATTGAAGCCAACTCATCACGTTCATTTTCCATCCTTTTCAAGACATGCTCAAACAAAATTGGCTTAAAGTCTGTTTGTTCGACACAGACGCAGTGATACCAAGGATCAATTACATCATTTACTTTCACTCTATTTGAATGAAGATGTCCGTGAATATTACCAGCAAACCTACCTTTAGACTCAGCATGAATAGGAATGTGACTAAGAATTATATTGTTCATCACATGATAAGCACGAATATCTCTAAAGTGTCTAGTATAATCTTCCAGTTTAAAGATATCATGATTGCCCTTAATAAGAACTTTATCACCGTTCAGGCGAGGAAGAATGTTAAGTGCTTTTCTATTAATAACAACGTCACCCAGATGATAGACTTTGTCGGTTGGTCGAACAGTTTCGTTCCACCTCATTACCATTTCTTCATCCATCTCTTCAGGACTATCCCACGGACGAAGTTTGGTAACACCATCATCACGCATGAAGCGACAAACACCAGCGTGACCAAAGTGTGTATCACTTACGAGAAACACGCCTGGCATAACTTACTCCTTTAAAAATTTAATTGTATCTTCAATACTTATTGCTTCAACTTTAATATTAGATTCTTTTTGCCAGTATGTTAGCATACTTGATGTAAGACCTGAAAACCTTTCAATTCCTTTGTAACATTTATAAACGCTACCAACCAGAATATCCTTTGATGTCGTAGTAATCACCTTGATCCACTATCTCGGTAATACCGCTGTTAAGTTTCCAGGAATCGCTTCCTGTAAATCCTCCGTACCAGCCTGCCAGTACTTTATATACAGGACCCTCTGAATTAGAATATCCTTCTAGTTTAAGGATGTGCCATACATCCGGCGTATATTCGTTCATAATTACTCTAAAATTCCTTTGAATGGTATAAGAAAGCCCTTACGCTACTGATTATAGCATAAGGGCTAATTTAAATCAACTGTAAAGCAGTCTTTGTTAAGCTTGTTTTAATTTGGCATCCCAGGAGGGATTCGAACCCCCACCGACAGTTTTGGAGACTGTAATGCTGCCGTTACACTACTGAGATTCTTTTGGTGCACCCTGTTGGAATCGAACCAACTTCAACGGCTCTTCAGACCGCCGCTATGACCACATCAGCTAAAGGTGCAAATTACTGGGCAGGTGGACGGGAGTTGAACCCTATCTTACTGTTTCACAGACAGTTGTGCGCACCGGTACACTATCCCCTGCATTGACTGGCTGCTACGCTGCCAGCAAACCAAGACCCTTCAGACGATCTGCTGCGTATGAAGCAGCAAATGCTCTTGGTTTAACCAGGGGTACAACATTACATACCCCTCTAATATAACCAATAGCCTGAGATACTACACAGCTTGAACCATACTCATCGTCAGGGTTAATATCAAGGTGAACTTCGATCTCATGATCTTCAAACACCTGTGCTAATTCTAGATAGCATTCTGCTACTTTATAAACTTCATTCATTAGACGAATAGCAGGTCTATTTTTACGTTGATCAAAATCTCTTTCTCTTGTTGTAGCACCAAAGATTTTGCAACCGTTGCATGAATTAATATGTACAACCACTGCTAGAATATAGTCAGCATACCATTGACCTTTCACAAGAACTCGCTCAGAGTCGCAGCCAAGATATAGCTTTGTATTTGGTCCACACTGATCTACATATGTTCTGATTTCATTAACATCTATTTTATTCTTTAGCATGATTGTACTCACCTCTTAATTGGAGTGTAGGGTGGGAGTCAAACCCACTTGAAACAGTTTTGCAGACTGCTACCTAGTCGTTCGGTCACCTACACATTAATCTTGGTACCCCTGCTCGGACTCGAACCGAGATACATAACACTCCTTTTGAGAGAGCTGCCTATACCAATTTGGCCACAGGGGCATACTTGGCGGAGGATGTGGGAATCGAACCCACTGACCCATTTTAACTGATCTACGGTTTAGCAAACCGCTGCCTTACCATCCGGCCCATCCTCCGTTATTTATTTTATATAAAAAGAAAGGGCCACTAGGGCCCTCTCATTACTCGTTTAAGAGTAGGTCAGGCAATCGCGTAACGATCAACCATCACAGTCTTCAACATGATTGCTTCTGGAGTGAAGTCGTTCATGTTGGCAGATAGTACTGCTTTCACAATACTTGGCGAGAAGCCAGATACCAGAGCAACACCCTGCTTGTTGTACTTCACAGGTACGTTGTCTTTTGAGTTCAAGCACCAGAACACAATCTTTGGCATTTCGTATCCAGCTTCTTCGTACTTACGTTCGATCATCTGAATAGCAGAATCATCAAGGCGTGCGCATTGGTCAAACTGCATGTCTGATAGAACCAAAAGCATCTTTGGCATATCTTCCTGTGAGACATTGCCCTTTACAGCTACATCCAGAATCTTCTGAATAGCAGCGCTCAGGTTGGTATTCATCTCCCATTTAGACTTAGTCATCTGATTACACTTCTGGATGATATCACCCTTTAGATGCAATAACTCAGGCTTACCTGAGAAGGTCAAGAAAGTATCCTTGAACGCTCCCTTGTTCTTATCAGCCAGGTACAGGCCTAGAGATACAGCTACATCTAGGCATGTAAAGGTTGACTTCTGACCAGCTAGGCAAGCCATAGAACCTGACACGTCTACTAGAGGAAGAATGTTGGCATCACCAACAAAGTTCTCTAGCGCCTCCCACTGCATCTTAACAAGATCAAGTTGAGTCTTGTTAAAGGAAGTATTGATTACACCCTTAAGAACATCATAAGGATATACTGCACCTGCATTTACCTTCACCTTAGGGCTGTCACCCTTAACAAGAGAAGCCACATACTCAGCATACTTTGGAGTATGCTTAAAGAAAGCTTTCTTGTAGCGAGCGGAAGCCAATGAAGGCACATGACTGAAGTTGATGTTATCCCATTCGTTTGCACACATCTGAGATTCAACAACCTTGGTTAGTTCTACCAAACGCTTACGATAGAACTTAGGGGTCCAGCCAAAGTACTCACGAAGTTCTTCCGCGATCTTGCCCTTACGAGGCATCCACTTTGCTGCTAGACCGTGTCCGGCTTCTAGTGCAGACTTAATCAACTCGAAAGCGTTAGCCTTCAGAGGACCGTCTAGCACTAGAAGATCATCCCAACGACCTACCTCAGGAACCTTATGAAGCAGACGAACGGCCAACTCTGGACGAGTGGTTTCTAGATGCTTCAATACCTGACGGAACAGTTCGCGTTCACCCGCACCCCCGCGTACGTCGCGAGCCCATTGAGTAATGCGAAGAGCTACATCTTCATTCTCAACTAGTGCTGCGGTGAAATCTGGGATAATATTCTTACCACGTGATCCACCAATTTTAAAGAACAAGTCTACAGTCGCCTTAGCGGTAGACTTACGAGCTACCATACCGTTTTCGGTACGTGCTTCTTGATTAACAACTGCATTTACAAAAGCGTTCATTTCACTTATCCTCTTTTCAACAGGTTCTACTTTACTAGTCAGATTGACTGATGTATCTTTAGTTTTGCTGAACTGAACCTAAAAACAACGGAATAGTTTCCTACTTTTTGTTTTACATGAGAAATCGAAACTCATGTCGCCAGGAGATCCCGGCCTCTGGAGAAGGCATAATGCCATCGAAGTTTTGTTCATTGCTGAACCTATTCCAAACTTAACTGGATGGTTGGCTGGTCATTTATTTTTTCATGCAGCCCCATACACTCAGGTGAGTTCGCCGGCTACCATATTCTACTATTCGGAGTAGAAACCTAATCACACTTCGACGTGATCTCTAGTCACCACGAGGATGACGTTCTATATGTATTTTTGTGTTGCTGAATCCATCCAAGAACTCATTTTTCGATTATACCGACCCTTGAAAATAAAAACCACTAAAATCTGCTGGTGCCGATAACTAGATCGGCCTATCATATTGGTACCCTGAGAGGGACTCGAACCCTCAGAACTCGGATTTTAAGTCCGATACGTATACCTATTCCGTCATCAGGGCTCATCATTGGAGCGGGTAACGAGGTTCGAACTCGTGACATCTACCTTGGCAAGGTAGTGCTCTACCAACTGAGCTACACCCGCATTATATGGTGGGCGGTGAGAGTTTCGAACTCCCGACCCTCTCGGTGTAAACGAGACGCTCTACCACTGAGCTAACCACCCGTAATCTTTGTGGGGAGTTGTAAGCTTACAACTCCACTGAATGGTAGACGCTGCGGGATTCGAACCCACGACCAATAGATTAAAAGTCTACTGCTCTACCTACTGAGCTAAGCGTCCATACTTGGCTGGGGTACATGGACTCGAACCACGATACCTGGAATCAAAATCCAGTGTCCTACCATTAGACGATACCCCAATTGGTGGAACCAATCGGACTCGAACCGACCACCTCCTGCGTGCAAAGCAGGCGCTCTCCCAGATGAGCTATGGCCCCTTAAATCTTAACAGCGATAATATTATCTTCGTTAATCATCGCGACGTCTTCCTTATCATCACACTTTACAATTTGCGCAGTTGACCAGGCAGGATAAACTTCATCACCCTTCTTTACTTCAGTACAGTCAGGTCCTACAGCAAGAACTCGTGCAGTAGCATGATGTCCTAAAGCATCTGCGTCGATGATGAGACCGGCTTTACTTTTATAATCAAATCCAATTTGCTGAATAAGAACCATCTTCTTCATCGGTCTGATGTTAGAGCTTTTCATATACTATGTCCTCTTTTAATTATTAAATCAACTGGATCCGCTTTGGCTTTATTTCAAGTAAAGTTTTTTATATGCTGAAAGGATCCTAAACTTGGTCCGAGTGGAGAGGTTCGAACTCCCGACCCTCTGGTCCCAAACCAGATGCGCTACCAGGCTGCGCTACACTCGGTTATATTTAACATGTCTGGCTGCCAAGGTAGGGATCGAACCTACGACCAAGAGATTAACAGTCTCCTGCACTACCGCTGTGCTACTTGGCAATAAACTTGGTGCCCCAGAGGAGACTCGAACTCCTAAAATTTGGCTTCTAAGACCAACACGTATACCAATTCCGTCACCGGGGCAAATCTGGCGGTCCTAGGGGGTAACGATCCCCACTCTTCTGGCGTGACAAGCCAGCGTGCGTCCATGAACACTTTAAGACCAAGTCTCTAGTTTGTTGATTATAGTTCTGTTGAATAAAAAAATCAACTACTTTCTGGTTGCGGAGGTAGGATTCGCACCTACGATCTCTGGCATATGAAACCAGCGGGGACGGCTGCTCCCCTACTCCGCGATAGACTTGGTAGCCATGGACAGTTTCGAAATGTCGACCTATCGCTTATCAAGCGATTGCTCTTCCTCTGAGCTACACGGCTAATGGCGGAAGCGGTGAGATTCGAACTCACGGACCCTTTCGGGTCGTCGGTTTTCAAGACCGGTGCAATAAACCATACTCTGCCACACTTCCATTAAACAACAGGTTAGTTTTTTGCGTTTTTCAATTACAAGTTGAATGCATTTATGATTGCTGTAACTAACCTAAACTCTTCTAACCATATTTAATTTGGTGGGTAAGGAGGGATTCGAACCCCCAACGCTCTAAGAGAACGGATTTACAGTCCGGCGCGACCAACCATATTCGCCTCTTACCCATATTCTTTACTACCATTTATTATATGCTATCCAAGAACATATTTTTGAGTCGGTTGCAGCCGTCATTAGCCTTTGTTAGGGTTATATTAGACTTCTAAGAAGGCCCTTTGATGTCGTGTAGTCTATGCGTCCATAGACGTTACCCCCGATAGCATATAATAAATGGAAGACCGTAGGAGAGTCGAACTCCTCTTATCGGGATGAAAACCCGGTGTCCTAACCGATAGACGAACGGTCCAAAATGGTGCTGAATGTCGGATTCGAACTGACGACCTACCGCTTACAAGGCGGTTGCTCTACCAACTGAGCTAATCCAGCAAATAATAAATTCTAAATTGTCAAAGAGCGATTGGCTTTCGCCAATTAAAAACCCCGGTAACTTTTGGTCTACCGGGGCCGTTTAAGTTAAGAGTACAGATCTGCGTCCTAGCTTAAACGACCCCCAAAATATTCTGGTGATAGAATACCGGCCCAATCACTTGCGTGATTAGGATTTACTGTTGTTGTAAATTGTACCGAATGTTTTAACATTTTTGTATTCTATATTACCTTGAAAATTAAGTCAACTGTTTTTTGGAGCGGACAGCGAGAATCGAACTCAACTCTGTGCAGCTTGGAAGGCTGACGACACACCTTGTGCTTGCCCGCATTCCTTGTATTATATAGCTCTTTTTAAATTAAAATCCACTGTTTTTCAAAAAAGTTGTAACTTATTGATTTTATTGATCTTTTTTGCTCTTTATAATGATACCCGCGGGTTGGCATTAGCAGTACGTGTTCTCAGCTCAGAAGATGAGAACCTGTGATCTCGTTTGTTGAAGTATAAGTCAATACCTCTATAATGACAAATGTCTTTCCCTGTAAAATTTCTATCCTCATACTCAACACCCAGGAAGCGAATGTTGATAGGAAGAATAGTTAGTAGGTCTTCTAGATCCTTCTCTGTATTGTATACAATGATATCATCTACATAACGACACGCAGTAAGCTGAATGTATCTCTCTACAATCGATTGCACTGGTTTATTCTTCTCTGGTCTATCCATAGTAGGATCATTTTGAAGACCTACAATCAGATATTCACAATTAGCCTTGGCTTCTTCTAGCATAAGAATATGACCGGCATGTAGTAGATCAAACGCCGAGCATGTGAAACCAATCTTACCTCTAACACTTTTCTCATTAACATACATATTAAACTCTCTTTGTTGTTCCGTATTTTTGTAGCCAATCGAACGTATCATTCCAATCTAGTACAGGAACGATTATATGTTCACCGTTATATTCTTTTTTAATAGCATCAGCAAGCGGGCGATCATTACCATTTGATCTCATCTTATCTCCAAAGAAGTGCAACGTTACATACTGTGAGTTCTCTTTGAAGTAGTCTAAGACTTGCGCTTTATCCTTTCCTTTAGGAAAAATATCAATACCTGTCTCTCCTGCTACGGAAGCAACTAGATCAGGAAAATTCTTATTAATAGTCTGTGCAAAATAAAGTCTCTCACGCTCCCTCTTATCAAAGGCAATGTATGCGCTTCTTTGAGCAGGAGTACATCCTCGACCTACAACTGAGAAGTTAACCATACCAGGTCTTAATTCAATAAATCTATCTGAACGATCTAGAAACTTTGACTCTCTCAAAAATGCAGTGAGAGTGTTTTGAAGCTGTTGTGATGGTCTCCAAGAGGTGGTGTATATCTCTTTACCATTCTTCCAGATAGAATTACCTGAGCAATTAAAAGACGCATCAACCTCTGTAAGGATCTGACTACCTACTTGCTCTTTTGTTTTAGCGTAGTCGCTTCCAGTAACCAAATACACTTCATTATCATATTGCTTAATCCATTGCAGGAACCACTTCTTGAATTGTGCGTTCATTGGCTGGCGACTATCAGTAAGCGTTCCATCAACATCAAAGATATAGATATCTTTAAGTGGTCTGATAGCTTTTATTTTTACTAGTTTGTTGTATTGCTTTTTTGTCAGCTTCATGATTGTCCTTTGGTACCTCGGGTGGGATTCGAACCCACGACCTGCCGCTTATCTGGCGCTGACGGGGTATAAATCCGCTGCTCTACCGCTGAGCTACCGAGGTATTGTTACGCCTGTGTCGACATGTTTAAAAACTTTCTAATATCACCTGCAGATAGATTACCTATCTGACGAGATAGTTCCTTACCATTGTCTTCTAGGATCATGGTAGGAACGCTTCGTATATTATATAGACGAGCCCTGTCGATATCTTCGTCAATATTTACCTCTTCAATCTCTACAGACAACTCATCCTTCATACTTTCCAATGTCTTGGAAAGTACTTTGCAAGGGCCGCACCATTCAGCGTAAAATTTAATTATCTTCATCGGTAGTCCTTTTGTCGCTGAACTGTTCGTTGTCGCGGAAGCCTGCGGTGTAGGCCGTGATTTCTTCAGCGGTCATGCACTCCATAGGAATGCGAGGGCTGGTCATAGTGTCACCTGCATACATATGCGGGTTGAAGGGTCGATTGTAGTAGGAGTCAGCCGATCCACGATCGTAGGCACCACCGTGTCGTTCATCGTAACCCGCCTTATTCATTTGCATCAGCATCTTTGTTTCTTTCTGTGTCTATGTCTGTACTTTGTGTAATAGTAAAATGGCCTGCCCGGAGGGACTCGAACCCCCAACAGTCTGCTTAGAAGGCAGATGCACTATCCAGTTGTACTACGGGCAGTTAAATTTACTTTGTAATTATAGGAAATCATTTAAATAAAATCCACTACTTTTTTTGTATATGCTTTCTATGTACTCGACACATAATCCAGTCATTATAATATTCATCGGGTCTCATAAGAACTTCTCTATCGAATTGTTCCTTAGCTTCGAGGTAAGAGCATTCACCCTTATTCTTACATAAGTGAATTATCTCACGGGTAAAGTATTGGTTTCCCTGAGCAAGTATATCTTGTTGTAGTTCTTTTGATGATCCCCAATATTCAATCCAGTCGGAAGGCACTAGGTACCTTTTCTTTTTACCTTTCACCTGTTTGGTCTTCTTAAACCAAAAAAGTTTTTTACCGATGTATTTTCTATTGGTTAGTATGTTGGTAATGATATAAACGAACCCGTAATATTCTTCTTGTGGTTCAGTATACTCAATTCCATTATAAATCCATGACATTTAAATTCCTCCTGTTATTATATAGGAGGATTATTCGTCTTCTGGTAATTCCTCTAGCTCATCATAATCTTCAATTAATGGTTCTCCGCAATATGGACAGAAAGCTACTTCGTCATCTTCATTTTCATTTATGACCACGAATTCTGAATAGCAACTTTGACAGGTAATGTTGGCGGTGGGGTTGATATAGTTGTTATCCATATTTCCTCTCGTTGTTAGTTTTTTATGTCTCCTTTAAAGGAACTAGAATGAACATACATTCGCTGCCAAAAGGTATGAATGGGAGTCCAAGCTAGCTTGTTATCTAGCTGTTCGAGGGCCTGGCGAATCGGATACCCCTCATCCGATGGCCATCCATAGTCATCAAAAATAATCAATCCTTCTGGCTTGAGTAATCTAAAGGCACATAGCCCATCATTGTATACGTCTTTTTCTAGGTGAGAGCCATCAATATAGATTAGATCAAAAAAATCATCTTCGATATTCGTTGATAGACTTCTATACTTTTTAAAAAACTCGTCAGATCTTTCACTTGCTACAAATATCTTTTCGAAGTTTTTGGATTGCCTAAGGTTCTCTATACATCTCGAAAAGAGGGTATTCAATTGATATGGGTCGCCCTCTACTTGATGGTCTTCACCACCTTGAAAGGTATCAACACAAAACAGTTTGCTGTCTGGATGATCAAGAATGTTGTCTGACATCCAGCATGCTGATCTACCCTCAAATGTTCCTACCTCTAATACCCTGATAGGCTTACTTGAGTTAATACCGTAAAGTTTTAGTGCCTGTTCCCAGTAAGGAATATTAGATGAGAACCAGTCAACGGTAAAGCTGTAGCTCATGCCCAGACTTCATCCCAATCACCTGATAGTGCTCCCTTGGCATAATCGGTTGCTCTATTTTCAAAGAAGTTAGTATGAGTGGGTGCATTAATCATTTCTTCTACCCACGGAAGAGGGTTTTTCTTAACCTTAAAAATGCCCTTCATACCCAGAGAGATAAGACGCCTATCGGCAATGTAGCGAATATATGTCTTTACATCATCAGGTGTAAGGTCTTGCATAGGGCCCATTGCAAATGCTAGATCAATAAACTTATCTTCCAATTCAACCATCTTCTCAGCAATCGAATAAATTTTACCCTTTAGAGAATCGTCCCAAATATGCTTATTCTCTTCAACATAAGATCTAAAAAGTTTAATCATAGCTTCACAGTGCTGAGTTTCATCAACAATAGACCACGTAACAATCTGACCCATACCCTTCATCTTACCGTGACGTGGAAAGTTAAGAAGCATAATGAAAGAGCTAAACAACTGCATCCCTTCAGTGAAAGCACTGAACACGGCGATATGAGTTGCAGTTGAAGCAGCGTCTCCATTTTTTGATGCTACGTCTATAACGTACTCGTGCTTATCTTTCATCTCTTGATAGTCAAGAAATTCATTATACGTTGTTTCCGGTAATCCTAGCGTCTCGATAAGATGAGAGTAAGCAGCAATGTGTAGGGCCTCGCGAGCAGCAAAGCCCATTAACATCATACGAACTTCTGGTTGACTAAAATATGGTAGGTAGTTCTTTACATATCCACCCGCTACGTCAATATCACCCTGGGTAAAGAAGCGAAAGATATGAGTAAGAAATTGCCTCTCTTCTTTGGTAAGCTTCTTCTTCCAATCCTGAACATCCTCAAGCATTGGTACCTCGGTATGCAGCCAGTGTGATTGTTCGTGCTTTATCCATGCATCATATGCCCAGGGATAATTAAACGGTTTAAAATACGTGCGTTCATCGGTTAGCTTTAACTTATCTTTCTTTACCATGTTACTTTCCTATTTGTTCTTTAGTTTGTTCGGTAGCAGAAGACTCAGATTTTTTATCTTCTTTTTTCTTTTCTATTGCAGGTGGGAAGTAAGGGTCAATAATATAGTGATTAGCCGTCCACCAGCCAAAGGCAGAAAAAAATCCATATAAAAATATCTCAAGTACCATTATTTTTCCATTAAAGTATCTACAAATTCTAACAACAACTTATTATGTCTGTCTTCTGCTTCTTTACTATAATGCTTTCTCATCCATGAAGGATAGTTGTACCAATGTGCTTCAGCTTCCGGATGACATCCAATCACACCAACTTTCCCTTGTATAGCAGCCATAGGGTCACCGTTGCTATAGGTAGCCACAATATCCATATTATCACCAATAATTGTACAGCCGTCATAGAAATACATCTTATCTTTATTACCTAACCACTCTACATCTATTGCTTTAGGATGTGGTCTTCTTGTACATGAGTTAGGTCTAGTAATATATTGATCGATAGTCGCATCAAAAATATCTAGGTACTCTGGTCCAGCCCAATAAGCACCCATACAAATGCCAAGATAACGACCACCGTCTCTTACATACTTTCTAATACTACTCTTGTGATTGCTCATTAAGTGCTGGAATGTGACTGCGTCTCCAACACCTCCTGGTATGCATATTAGATCAACATCGTTAAAAAATCCACTCTCTAATTCATGCTTTGAGAATATTTTGAATTTGTATTTAGGATGAAGTGCTTTAATAATACCATTACCGCACTGCACCGAACACCTAGGGTGCTGTACGTAGAGTGCTATGTTCATTATTTTACTGGCCAGTGCTTATTGTATCTCTCAAAATAAAACATCAGTTCTTCTTTATCATCATCATAATACTCACCAACATAATCAGATTTTATTTTAGAGCCTACGTTCTCTAACAATGCAACTAGAGTAATATCACTGCGTTTATATCCCCAAAGATACAGAACATCTAACATCCACTTCCAGTTACCACCTCTGATGATCCCAGCCTCTACCATAACAATCTTACTGTAAGGTCTGATCTCAGGCGCCTGCATTACCATTTTTGCAATATAGGGTTCTGGATCTTCATCTGGGTATGTTACGTCTACTGGAATAAGAGGAAGTATTTCTCCTTTGCGCGACCATGCATGAGCAAGATGCATAGCTACGGTAGCAGAATAGTCTGGTGAAGCCATGATTACAGCGGTGGTGTCTGGGTCATAATCAGTATCGTCGACTATAGACAGCAAACGCTGTAGTAGTTCCCACTCTTTTTCTCTCGTAATAAAGTGAAGAGGTCTTCTCTGCATTTTAACCCTCACACGCAAGGCATGCGTCACCTTGAATGATTGATTGTAAATCAATCTTGGATTCTTCTTCAATACGCTGACGCTCAATACGTTTTGATACCTTATCGGCTTTATGAATTTTCTCTGAGCGGCAATAGTACAAAGTTTTTAATCCTGTCTTCCATGCCATGAAATGAACTGCATGTAGATATTTAATATTTACATCTGGGCGGAAGAAAAGATTAAGAGACTGAGCTTGATCGATATATTGTTGACGATCAGATGCATGTTGAATTAACCAACGTTGATCGATCTCCATCGATGTCTTAAACACATCTCTGGTGTTTTGATCGAGAAACTCTAGATGCTGACATGAGCCGTCATTAGCAATAATTGACGACCATATTTCATTATAGTCTAGTTCGGAATCTTCTTCCACTGCTTTCTTAATGATGCCATCCAGGTGCTTGTTCTTATTGAGGTGCGCACCTGATAATGTGTCCTGTCTATAAGCATTAGCACGGAATGGCTCAATAGAAGGAGAGGTATTACCCATAAGAATAGAGGAGCTAGCATTAGGAGCGATGGCCATGAGGTGAGAAAATCTAAGCCCTGTACCTTTTGCATCTGGTGCTTCACCGCGCTCGGCACCAAGTTCTTTATTTGCATTGTCTAATCCACTTCTGATATGCTTGAAGATCTTGAGGTTGGCGCCAACAGCCATAGGAGACTCCCAGGCCAGATTATTCTTTTGAAGATAAGCATGCCATCCAAGAGCTCCTACACCGATAGAACGCTCACGCATGGCTGAAAACTTTGCACGAGCAATAGTAGACGGTGCATTCTCAATAAAGTATTGAAGTACATTATCAAGCATCTCCGCTACGTCACGTAGAAACTTTTTATTATTCTTCCACTGGTCGTAATACTCTAGATTGAGTGAAGACAGGCAACATACAGCTGTACGCTTCTTGTCTGTAGGAAGAATAATTTCAGAACATAGATTAGATTGTCTAATTGATAGACCTAGATCCTTCTGAAACTGAGGCATTGCACGATTAGATGTATCAATGAAGTGAATATATGGTTCACCAGTCTGCATACGAGATTCTAGAATGCGCTGCCATAGTTCTTTTGCTGAAACAACCTCGCGCACTTCACCTGAGTGAGGATCTTTCAACTCCCATGAATCATCTTCTTCTGGATTCAACATGCATCGTTCTAGAATCTGCATGAATGAATCAGGAATGTTAATACCATGGTGCAGATTAAGAGCACGCATATTAGGATCGCCGGTAGGCTTTCTCATCTCCAAAAAGATAAGAATGTCTGGGTGGCTAATATCAAGATAAGCGGCATAACTACCGCGGCGAGTGCGGCCCTGGCGATAGGCGAGACTTGACGCATCATAAGTGCGCAAATGAGGCATGACGCCGACAGACTTATCGTCAGCACTACGGATTCCGATACCAATTCCAACACCACCTCCTAACATCGATAGCCAGTTAACTTCCGAAAGTGTATCAACTAGGCCGGATGAGCTGTCATCGAGATATGGAAGGAAACAAGAGATTGGTAAGCCTCGTGCTGTGCGTCCAAAAGCTAGGATTGGTGTAGAATAAGATAGCCAATGCTTTGATGAGTATTCATACAAGCGCTGGGCGTGCTCTTCATTAGAACCAAAGGTCTTTGAAACGAATGCGAAACGTTCCTGCGGTGATTGTTCATCCTCGCGCATATATGACTCTCTAAGTCTCTTCAATCCAAGCTCATCAAAAAGCGTGTCGCGAGAATAATCAACCTTAATTCCGTGTACTGTTTCTATCATTCTTTCTTCCCCTGTTCGCCTACAAATTCCGTTACCATCGGAAAGACATTTGCAATTACTGTTGCACATGCTCTTGCTACCTCCATGTGTTCTTTCTGTGTGCCATTGGCAGACCTAAGTTGTATATAATGTATCCACGAACGAAGCGTTCCGTTCATGTAAAGTTTACTAACAGTATTACCCTCTGGCAATACTGCTCTTGCTTGTTCTTTTGCTATACCGTTACTGATAGCCCAAGTGTAGGCTTCTCTAGCAGCTCTAATGACACCTTGTTGTTTTTCTTGCCATAGACGCTTGAGCTCTCTATCGCCGGTGTCAACTGAGTTTTGTCTGTTCTTTTGATCCTGGAGTCTAGCCTCTCTTGTCTCAAAATCCAAGTCATTAGTAGGGTCAGCATAGCGCTGAGAAAACTCTTGGAATGAGAAGGAGCGGTGTCTAAGGATTTGTCTTGCAATGTCTCTTGTGGTTGTAATTTCGAGACATGCTGATACCATTTCGAGTGGCGACCAGTGTTGGTGCTTGATGAGGTATCGGATGAGTTTGTTGGATGTTTCTGTATTGAACTGATTGGAAGGATTGGAGACACGCGCACAGAAGGCGATAAGCTCTTGTAGTGAATTGCTTGTACTGTACTCGTCGTATTCATTAAATGCATCTTTGTCTGCCTGTGAGTAAGAGATTAATCTAACTTTCATTTATGTTTCACCTTAACATTTTTTCCACATTTGAAATGCAAGCATTGCTTCCATTCCGCGCTTCGTATTACAATCGATTATAAGTTTGAGATCAGCTAAGCCCATCCCCGCCATAACCATATCATTACAATCTTTTTCTTCCATATGCTCTGGCCATATCACTACATTATAGCCTTTTTCGATAGAGCGTTCAACCTTTTTAACGATCTCTTTATTGCGAGGCTCGTTATCATATACCATAATTACGTTGTTAGGTTCTATACTTAGGCTTCCACTCAAGTCAGAACCAGCCATCGCCAAACTATTTTTAATAAACATTGAGTCGATAGGGCCTTCAAAGATGTAAACCTTTTCGTTTAGGTTACAACTGTCAAGCCCATAGACTTTAGGATAATCATTGTTAAGAATAATAGTTATATAACGAATGCCGTTTTTCTTAAACGAACGGCCTTGAAATCCAAACAAGTTACCTTGCTTATCAAGAAAAGGAATTATAAGTCTAGGTTCGTCATTCTCAACATTTTCAAACTTATCAGGAACTATACCATTCACCCATTGTTTAAACTTAGGGCAAAAGAATAGTTTAGCATGATACGGGGTAGGTATCATGCGCTTATCAACGTATTTTTTTGCTGGGTGGTCATAGCGAAGCTGAGAGATCTTCTTTAAAGTCTTCAGCGGTGAATCAGTCAAGTATTTTGGCCAAACAATCTTGGTGATATCTGGCTTTACGTCATGCTCTACTTCTCTATTGGTGTTCTTATCAAGAAGAACTTCACGAATATACTCATCGTAAAGAGTATTATCTACTTGCTGAATGAATTTACCAAGCCCCATGGACGCACCACAGTTATGGCAATAGTACATGACACTACCCTTTCGGGCTATCAAGTACCCACGTGTCTTAGTGAGATCCTTCTTAGAGTCTCCACACAGAGGACACCTACAATTATATAAATCGGACGTCTTGCGATGAAATCGCTCTAACCGATTCGATAACAAACCCACATACTTATGATCTAGCCACAAACTCATCAATAATACCTTTCTGATCAAACACAAAGATATTATATAGAGTTAGTAGAATGAAATCAAGCGTTATTTAAAGAAAGTGTTTAAAGACATCAATTTTTGATAACGCCCAACCTAGTGCAATTGCACCACCTACTATCATCCAACGCCACCTTTCAAGTACATCTACGCGATCGGAGATCTTGTTGATATCAACTTGAATCTCTTTCTGAATAAGTTCATGCTGCTTCTTTGCGGCCTCTGCGGACTCATTCATCTTTTTCTCAATGCGTGCATCCATAACTTCAATACGATCACAAATCTCCCTATTACCGGTAGTAATTCGTGAATGAAGTTCTTTTATATCTTGTTTGACTTCCGTCATATCTTCTTTTAAGGACTCTACTTGTGCTTCCAATTTAGCTATTCTTTCTGCATCCATGGTTGAGGTCTCACTTTAATTCGTCAAAAATATTTTTTTGTGTTTCGTACCACTCAACCCATGCCTCATGTTTAGCAGAGCATTCGTGGTACAGTGTATAATTCTCAGTTACATTTTTAGCCACATCAGAAAGCTTGGCATCACGCTTAAGCTTTTTTAGAGGAGGGCAAGGCTCCATTAGCGTTTTTGGAGCGCTAGGGAACTCTGGTTTAACTGGGACTAATGACGAACATCCAGAAAGAGCAAGACTAGATATTAATAATAGTACATATTTCATTTCTTGCCCTTTTCATCAGGCGAAGCCGCTTGATTAAGAACATCTACAAACTCAGATGGTATAGTACATTTCTCATCATACTTGACAATTTCTCTGTCAACATACTTAATGATAGTGTCACCTTTTTCTCTGATAAGTTGTGTTTTGTAAACTACTTTTTCAACTATCTCTACATTTTTTTGTTGTGCTTTGGCCTCAGCCTCAGCCACTCTAACCTGCATCTCATTTACTTTAGCTTGCCAGGCCTCTTCATTAGAAATAGCACCTGACATATACGTGCCAATAGCAATTAGTACTACTGCAAGGACCTGAATAGGAGTTTTGTATTGGCTGACGAAGGGGATGAAACTAAGTACAAAGCTTACTAACAGGCCTGCAAGACCTGCAAATAATATTGCATAGAAAACCCAGTAAGGAAGCCAACCCAAAATCCACATAGTTAAGCCTTATTTTTCTTTTTATATCGCTTTAACATGGCCAAGGTAACGCCTGGCTCGCCTTTATCTCCTACTCCAATGCCAGCTACTTGACCACCTCCAGCATTGTTAACTGCAACCTCTTCAGGTACACAGTTTGGAACTGTCTTACCATTTTTCTTTTTAGTTCCTACTGGTTTATATCCATCCCAGCATGGATTATCTTTTGGGTCCTTAAGACCTTCTAATAATTGATTTAGACGAAGCTCCATTGCGTCTTCATCTAATTCTTTTAAATTATTCTGCTCTCTAAGCAACAAAGCTGCGGCAGCCATAGTACCTACCGTGCTGCCCCCGCCAGGAATCTTAGCTAATACCTTTTTCATATTAGCTGTCATAATATCAAAATAGCCCCAAGCGTTTTTCTCTTCCTGGTCTTTTAATGTTTTTCTTTTCTTAAGAACCTTGCCGTCTTTATCGATAATACCTAACTTGAAGGCAGGCCACTTCTCAAACGGAGTTATAATTCGTTTGACAAACTGATATACAAGAAAGACGTCTAAAATTTTATTTGCCATTATACTTTCCTGATTACCGACCACACATATTCATCTGAAATGATGTATTTTGTGTCAATCGTTTTACCTTCTAGTCCTATGTTGGTTACTCTATCTGGAAGCAAACCTAATGCTTCCAAAAAAGGTTTTAAAACTGGTAGATGATTCTTTAACTTAAAGAATAACATCCTTGTTGTATGTACTGGACCAAATACATTAGCAAGCAATGTGATATGGTTCAGTATAAGTCTTTCTTTTAAATCGCCTGTTTCTTCATAGCGATTAAACAGACGCTTTAAGTATTTAAACTTTTTTAAATCATCATAAAATTCTAATGTATCAAAGCATTGCGGGTTATCGTAATACTTTGCTGCGTATAATAAAAAATTTGTTTCGTCAAGCTTCTCTAGCATAATTAACTCAATCTAATCTTGACGTCTCCTGCGGCAGTATAATATAGTGCGTTAACAGCTACGTTAGCAGCGGCGGCCGCCGTGTCGTTAGCATATGGACCGCTCACCGTCAATGAGGTTAATGAAATAGTGATAGTATTACCAGACACTGCAGTAGAGATGCCATTACTACCGTAAATGTTTATAATATGATTAGTTGCAGCTGCATCTACAGAGCCTGTATTACCTACAAAGCGTGTAAATACGTTTTGAGTTTCTTCTGCTTCCGAGAAGGATTTAATCTTAACTCGTTTAACTGTATCGGTAAGTGGGGCGATGTATATGTAATTATTGTCGTAGAATAACGAGCCTTGACCGATAGTAAACGTATCTGTATTAGGTGTAAATGTTCTCTTAATCATCAACTGATTGGCTGTTAAGAACACATTGCCTGTCATAGTAATATTAGCTGATGTAGCAACACGAACAGAAATATTACCAAAGAGATTATCTACTGTAATCTTTTTAGTGGTAGCATCAGTAGTTCCAGCATCATCTACAATGACCATTAAGTCACCAGTAGACGCTCCTGTTATTGCTAAGAGCTCAGAAATTTTCTTTGATTTATTAGCCATCGTTATTATCTCCAGACATCATTGATTCCATATATTTAGATGTCTTTATCTCCCCTTTTACCTCTTTCACTATGGATGTGTTTTGCCTAACAGATATTCTTAAATTGTCTGTTCTATTGACGATTTTAGTAACCGTCGGCAAAGGTTGACTCTTCACCTCAGTATCCAGGACTGGCTTGGGAGTTTCCTCCTTAGCCAGTCCTGTTACTGTTACCTTAGTGGTATTACTAATAGGCATTAGCTATCAGCGTAGGTTGAGTCGTCAGCAGTACCGGTTGTGTTAGCAACTGCAGAAGTTGATGTATTGGCAAAATCAGTTGCATCAGTAGCCATTGAGCCCATTGCAACTAAAGTTTCTTGAAATACACGACCAGAGCGGCCACCTGAACCTGTTGTTCTTAGTACCCAACCAGCATGAGTAACACCATCTGCAACTCTTGTCTCAGTTGGGTCAACTCCAAATACTGTGTTACCAAATTGCTCTTGACCGGTGTCGCCTGTTTTTGCGCTTACAACGAACTTTGGTGCATCGCTGTACTGGTCTCTTTTACCATATAGTGCCATTTTTGTCTCCTTAGGCTTTTGAAATTACTTTATGTACAGCCATCAAGTTCTTATGAGACTGATGAATATGCTGTTGTACGTTTAATCTATCTGACGGCTTTAACTTATCTAGGCCATCAAGAACTGCTTTAGCAACATGAGAAGGAACGCTGTGAACCTTATTATCTGCAAACTTTACATCTGCATGTCCTTTCATACTTCTTGCATCATGAGCTCTCTTTAGCTGATTAATGATGTTTTGATCTGGCTCTGGACCTGTATCCGGACCATAATCCTCTTCATCCTCGTCATCATGCTTGCTGGTTTTAATAGGCTTAGCCTGGTTCTGCTTTTTCCACTTTGGATCATCTGGATTCTTACGTGGGCGGCCACGACCCTCATCTACGTACTCTACCTCTTCATCGAAGTGTTTATAACTAACGGTTGTCTTATCGCTGTTAGCACCATGTGATACTAAATGAACTTTATCACCTTCTCTAGTTGCATGAACCATACGACCGGTTTCATCTTTGAATGAAGTCTTTGAGTGTTCACCTGAAGGGCGTAGGCGCTTGATAGCAGCTTGATGTTCTGGATGTAGAGGGTATGAAGTATCAGCACCCTTATGAACGGTTACCATCTTACCCCATGAGTAGTTCTGCTTCTTAACAGTAACTGCTTCATCCACATACTCCAGGTCAACGTCTTCCTTCATCTTACGCTTACCGTGCATATGAGACTCAGCAAATAAAATCTCTAGGTCTGATGTAGGCACTTGCTTTTCAATGCCATGTTCGAACATAACATCATACCATTCAATGTTACCATCAGCATCTGGATCAGCGTGCTGAGTAGTTACAGTGCGACCTTCGCCTAATTTGGAATGCTTGACATGAACGGCGCACATGTGCTCTTGACCTGGAGTGTCTTTTTCTTCATTAGTTTTTTTGGCTTTGTCTGCCGAAGCCATGGCTTTAGCGACAGCTTTGGCAGTTTCAAGTGCAGCACGGCCTTTCATTTCATTGTCGTAACTTTTTTTCATTGCTGCTCGTAAACCAGCTTGAACTCTATCTTTTTCGTCTTGAGTCATTGGTTTCTTTGCTTCGTCAAGATCAACTTCTTCGGCTACTTTAATAATGCCGTGACCCTTGGATTTGGCCCATGCTTGTGCTTTCTTTTTAGCCTCGCCATATTTGCCATGTACGCTAATATAGTGTTCGCCTTCTTTGTGCTTGGAAAAATTGATGCTTTTATACGGAGTAAACATCCAGCTTCCTTCTCCTGAGGGTGCTTTTCCATGAGCAGATTTGTAGTGATCAGACTGAACTTCTACGGCTTCATCTAAGTCAATTTCTTCGCTTATCTTACCTGAATACTTTGTAGTTGGCTTTTTACCAGACAGGTAGTCATGAAGTGCTTTGAAATGCTCTGCTTGTTTCTCACGAGCAGCACCTACGTCACGAATAGAAATTCTCGGACGCTTGCTGTCTTGAAAATCGCGCTGATAGACATGGTGATGAGTTGTATCACCAGTTTCGTTATTCTTAACTACTACACGAACCGTTTTACCATACTTCTCACCCTTCTCGGTTGGCACGCCAAGAGCTTTAGTACGGCCAAGATGAGCAGCATCAACATGAGAAGGATTACCCTCAGGCATACCCTTTACTACAGCACCAGTATAGATGGTGTGAACACCATGCACAACTTTGCCTTCTTGCAGCTCTACCCCTTCTTTAAGCTCATATTCAGCTTCACCATCTACTAGATCGAACACCGAGTCATCCTCAGTTGGTTCATCTACTGATAGTTCCGCTTCTTCTTTAATCTTATGACCTGCACGAAGAGCGGTAAAGTCAGCTGCATCAATCTTACCTGGATGGCCAGCTACCTTAGCAATTTTCTTTTGCTTGTCAGTTAGTTCTTTTGCTTCATCAAGAGTAAACTTAACGTCGCGAATCTTGTTTTCCCACACTACCATTTTTGGCCATTGACCATTTTTATCGTAGTGCTTTAATGCCTCTTCGGCAATACCAATCTTCATTCGCTCTTGCGAGTCTTGAAGTACTTGGCTTGTTACCTGTGCAAGTGCTGCACTAATATCTTTTAGGCTCATTTTTTGCTCCTTAGTCTCCATCGATAATTTTTACTTTGCGTTGTGCTTTTAGATTTCGTGTTATTGCAAACTTAGAATTGTCTGTGTCAAAATCAGTACCTTTTGGATCAGGGTTGTTTCGCTTATCGAATGTCTTAAAGCGCTTTACTACCTCGTCTTTGTGAGAGTAATCTTTTGCATCGACCACTCTATCCATATTAGTTACTTTTTTCTTTATAACTTCAACATGCGCCCCGACAAAACCAAAGTCCTGGTCTAGTCCAGCCTTAGTTGCGTGGTGCATGGCTTTCTTTTCTAAGTCCTCTGCAGTCTTTACATCTTCTGGAGTGGCTGCATCTTTAGCTACAACGCTTTTTTCTAAAGCAAATAGTTTATCTAATTGAATTGCTGCCTTCTCAGCCTCATTAACATCCACCTTCTTATTATCCTTAAGACTGGTATAGAGTTTTTGAGCGACAGGGCAGACTTCAAAATTCTTTGTAACATATGAGCCGACTGTAATCTGATCATTCTGATCGGTTTCGATATCTTCTGGCTTTTCCATAATAGTACGAATGGCGTTTTCAAGAACAGTTTTATTTCCAGTCTTTGATTGACCGGTCATAACGTCTCTAATAAAGCCCTCTAGAGTTCTAAACTTACTCATTTTTATCCCTTTGTGAACGCTCTAAGCATCCAGGAGTGTTTCTTATGCATATCGATTCTTTCTTGCAAGTAATTAGCAAGACCGGTTTGTTTTTGTTTTTCTGCCAGCTCATTACACATTTCTAATTGTTGTAATAGTTGTTCGTTAGAATTATAGAGATCAATAATCATATTCATAGCAGATGGTACAGCGATAATTTCTTCAATAGAAGATAACGCTTTGAATCTGATCAGAGTGCCAGGAGCATACTCATCCATAGCTCTAATCTGTTCTGCTGTTGTATCGACAGATCCATGTACTTCTTCATAAAAGCTACCAAAGAAATCGTGTAGCTGGGCAAAATCTTTACCCTCAACATTCCAATGATAGTTATGACCTTTGAGATATAACACAAAGGTATCTGCTAGCAGCTTTTGCATCTGTTTAATTAATTCATCCATTATCTTGTCCACCCATGTTGTTTTCTAAGCTTAATTATTACGTGGCCTTCGCCATCCAATGTGACTCTAATATCTTTACTTGCATATACATCGTCAACAAATCCTTGACCATTAAAGTCCATTACACCTGCATTAATTAAATAATAGTGTCCATGCACTTCGTTGTTGGCTGGGGTAATTATTCTGGTGATATCGATTTCTTTATCTTTCTTTGCGCCCCATGCAATGTACTGAATACCTACATGAGCATTTCCTACCCATGTTTGTCCGTTGGCAGTAAGATCGGTCTGCAAGCTAATATCAATAGTAGTACCTGTAGGTGAAGTGGTGTATAGTTTTAACACCGCTTCTGTATCTGTTAATTTTAAAATATGTTTATTTGCCATTTAATCACCACGCCCTGCAAGACCAATATCTTGCCTTATGTCTTGGACCTGGGTTGTCGCAGTTATGTCTTGCTCTAAATGACTTACGTCGTGCCGGAATATTCTTTTTAATACGCATATTTTTATCGCCAAAGTTTACCTTAACGACGTTTCCGGTTTCTGGATGACGAACATACACTTTTGACTTTTTAACGTCACCAGCCATAGGTTTACCAAGGGATACTTCGCGTCCCTGATATTCTGCTTCGACGATTAAATATTCTTTAAACGATAACATTTATTTACCTTTGTGCATGTTAATGTACCAATGAGCTAGCTGCTTCTTTCTTGGTGACGCAGTCTCAGACGATCTAATCTTCTTCAACTGTGCAATAGTCTTTCCCTTGAGACCATGTCTACTCATATCCCCTTTATCTTGAGGGTTACGTCCATCCATAAAATTCTCATCTAGAAAAGACTTAAAAGACTTCATTGCTTATTCTTTGGTTTTGTTTGCCAGTTATTACGCTTAGGTTGTTTGGGCTTTTTAACCTCTTGTGCAGTCTTAGCAGGCTGCTTTTTAGGATAGTGACGTTGTTTATTATTTTGTTTCTTTGGTTGCTCTTGTACAACTGGAGCTAGCTGTGGAGCTGCTTCAACCGTCTTTACCTCTTCTTTGTATGGTCCAAACAACCACTCTTTAATTTTGTTTAACATTTTTATACCTTCTTTTTCACTTGTTGGAAAATTTGCTGATTGCTAGTAATGACATCTGAAAGTCTGTCATACATTGTTGCAAGAAACGCCTTCTCCTGTTGAGAAATATCATCAGTGTTACCTGATGTCATAATCTTTGACATTATGTTGTCAAATTTTGAATAGTCTTGCTTATCAACAAGACCTGCTTTTGCCAGTTCGCGCATTCTATTACGCTTGTTCTGGTCTTTTGCTTCACTTACTAGATCTAAACCTTCCTTCATATTGCGTTGAGTAAAATGAACTTTCATCTTACTGCCATGTTCTTTTTCAATATGTGCTGAGATACCAGATGAGTGATGTACTGGATCGCTTTTTGAAATCATTGTCTCATGGTTGTTATGCATATCAAATTTATGTGGGTTTGAATCATACCCGCTAGACTTTTTATATCCCATTTTCTTTAGATGATCAAACACCTTCTGATGATCAGCGTCAGTTTCAACATGCTTCATATTAGGTATAGGCTTGTTGTCGCGTTTGTAGGTGCTCTGCTTCGCAGAAGATGATTTGATACCTTTAGAAAAATCAGCTATGTGTTTATTCAAGTCGGTTGCTTCGCTTAGCTCAGCTTCTTCTTTTAGTTTTTCTTTTTGCTTATCCATAAATTGCTTTAAACCCATACGAGCAAGATGTCTTGCTGTAGAGTATCCCTGACCGTGTTTGCCAGGTGTAGCAATAGGGCCCTTCTTAGGATCTGGTTCAAATGGCGCGTCGTTCTCGCGAGCATTTCTAGATTTATCTTGGCCAAGCTGTTCAGCCAGATCACTATCATCTTCGTAGAATGCCTTACCACCAGATACAAAAGAGTTCAGGCGCTGGAAGGCATGTTGACGAATTTGCTTTTCATTTCCTTCTGCAATTAATAGACCACGTCTAAACACTTCTTCTAGAATAGAAGAGTCAATTCCAGAAAGCTTGGACTTAACTTGAATATTATGTTTTTCTTGTTCAGTGATAGGAGCTACTTTGTTTAGAGCAGCTTGTGCAATAGACATAACAGTATCAAACTCTTCTTTTGATTCGTACAAACCTTCTACCATTTTCAATAGAGGATCAAAACTAGCGGCAACCATCCCTGGTTGTACACCGCCTAAACCTGCTGGTTTAGTGCCAGACCTTACAGCTTGAAGACGCTTAGCTTCAGCTTGTTTCAATCTTGGCATTAAACGAGCAGCTATACGCTTGATTGCTGATACTTTTGAATCGATTTGCTTATCGACTGAAATTCTATCTGTAGGACCGAGCTCGTGATAGTGTGCACCACGCTGACCGGCGTAACGTTTACGTAGAATATCTTTTGCCATCTTGAATGCGCGTCTCTTTAATTGCTTATCACCTGCAAGTCTATGCATAGCAATAGCGCGAGCGCGTTGAAGCTTTGGTGCAATCTTACGCATTTGAATAGCACGCTTACGACGTTGCTGAAGATCTAAAACTCTTTCCTGTAGATACTCTTCTGCAACCTCGTCAAAGTCTGCTTCTGTATAAATGTACTCTTCGTTCACACCAAGTCCTTTTCTAGTATCATGGTAAAGCGCTTTTGCATGCTCGTCGTGCTTTTGTAAATTGGAAGGAAGGTTCTTTTTAAACTCATCATAGTTACTAGATGTAGCATGCTTGCGCATATCAGTACCTGATACTCCTTGCTTACGCTCACCTGTAGATACTACTTTAATAGATTTGAAATTATACACACCGTGACGGCCTTCTTTGCCGTTATACTCTTTTACTTTATTGTATTCGTCTGCCCTGTCTTCACCTGCTCCGATGATGACATGCTTATATCCTTGCTGATGTAGCTTAGCAAGGTGATGAAAAATTGATGGGTGTTCTTTATCGGCAGCCACTAGATTAGTACCAGGGAACGCACGCTTAAGGTGCTTCATCTTGGTCTTGGCGTCTAACGGATTCTTTTTGGAGTCTTGAGAATGGGACGCGATCACGACATGATCGGCATTATGCTTTTTAGCGAGCGCTTTCAGTCCTTCGACATTTTCTTCATGACCCTTAGTAGGCGGGTTCATGCGGCCATATAGCATGGCAACGGTCTTTTCAGCCTCTTCATTCATACCCTGTCTAGTTTCTAACTCAGGGTTGAATTTAATTTCGTTTTTCTTTTTACCTAGGGTAAAATCTTTAAGGGTTTTAACACCCTTTTTCTTATCATCTTTTTCCATCGGAGTTTTCCTTAGACTTATCCGTTATACCACAGGTTTGCCTTAGCCTTACTGTAGCGCATATGGTTATTTATTATTCTTCAGGTTTATACTTTTGTATTGATCCATCTGATTTTACATGCCATCCATGAAAATTAACGTCTGGATGATCTTGCTTCATGCCAACGAAATGCTTAAGATTGGTCTTTGAATCGTCGTACATATGTACGGAACCTATCTTGTTGTCGTCGAGGTACTTCTTGATAATTTGAACCTTCTTATGAGCAGGAAACTGATCACCAGGAATATTACCAGCACGGTGTACATGAATGTTATCGATATCTACCCCATGCTTTCTAAACGTGTTTAGAAACTTATTCTTATCATCGAAGTCTGCACGAGCAGTATTCATAATTACTCGTGAGTTAGGCTTTTGTTTAATATTAGAGTGAATAGCTTTAAGTTTATTTAACATCTTAGGAATAGGTTTTGATTCCTTATTAAACTTATGTGCAGAGGTAAACTCTTTAAAGTCATAGCTATGACCATGTGGTAGTTTATGATCATTAAATTCTGAGTTAGAAAGCTTCTCAACAGTCTTGCCGCTAGAATCCTTTACATGAATCTTAGCTGTGGTATGAAACAAAGTATCATCCACATCAAAGACGTGCAATGATCCTTTATTCTTCTTTTCTAGATACTGCTTAAACGTGTCCATTATGATCTTGCTAGGAAGTTTGCTCTTGAGAATTCTTTACGATCAACTAGCTTAGTAGGTCTGTTGTTTCTCACAACGACATATCCTTCTGGCTTTGACTTAATACCACCAATATGATGCTCAAACTTTTGGTGTGAAGACATAGCATGCACCAGCTGATCTTTAGCTGCTTGAAGGTGATGATGCATATCTAAAGCCGATTGCATATGATGTTTATTGTCCTCAACATGCTGAAGATGGGTGTTCATTTCTGCTTGCTTGGCACCTCGAGCCTTATCGGTCTTAAGTTTGGTAGTTTCTTTTGTAAATTTATCCTTGAGGTGCTGTTTGTATCCGGTCAAAGTTGGCTTAGTCTCATCACGAACAGTCTTATTGATATATGTCTTAATATGCTCACGATGACCTTCTAGCCCCTTATCAAAGTCTTTATGTGCAGAATTAAACGCAGCAGTGGCAGCATGCAGATGCTTTTTAAACTTCTCGTGATGTTCTGGAGACATCTTAGCGTGTTGTACATCGTTTCTATTATCAATACGATGAACTTCTGGATGATCTTTGAAATGGCTAAGATCAGGAGCATAGTCTGGCTTCATGCTAGCAAAGGTTTTACCTTTATAAGCGGTATGAACTACTACTCCAAGCTTGGCCTTTTCAATCTTCTTACCTTCATCTGAACCATGCTTGGTTGAATAGGTAATAGTATTAGGTTTGAAATGGTATTTACCAGCATGAGTATCAACATCACCTTCTGGATTAGATTTAGACTTAATACCAGAGTGCATTAAGTCACCCTGATAAACACCAGTTTTTGGAGTTACCTTTGGTAGGTGCTTTAACGCATGCTTGAGTTTGGTAACTAGACCAGGAGCATGTCCGTGGTTTCTTTCGATATCTTCTGGAGTATGGTTAATCTTTGGATCTTTATTCCACGCAGACTTAGATGCAACAAAGAACTTGCCGGTTTCTGGATGATGTCCAAACACAATGGATGGAGAGCCATCATACTTGGTCATCACGGTTGTGTTGTTATGTTTACCGTGAAGCTTATCATGTGTATCTTGAAGATTATGGAATGCATGGGCAAAGCCTTTGTCACCAGCATTGATAACATGGTCTTCCGCATGCTCTAGATGAGATAGTCTATCCTCTGATGCAGCTGCTTCTGATAGATATAATTTAAATGAATCCATTGTGTTTAATCCTGTTAACTGTATTCTATACTCTATTTATCTCATTCAACTTTAGCATATGGTCCTGAAAGATCCGACTGAGAGGAAGCGTATGTAATGATAGATGAGATTAGTACATCTTTAGGATCATCAGTAGACTTCCATTTACGAGGCAATGTAACACTTAGCATCAGCTGAATGATAGCGCACCCCATAAACTTACTCAACAACCACTCCTCATCTTTTTCATTAGCCTTCTGAATAAAGACTTCAGGTGTTAATTTTGGGCTATCTTTAGTATCTAATTGCATATACATTACATACAACGCTTTAAGAAACTCTTGTCTTGAGTTCTTAATAGCTCTTTTAACATCATTGATTTCCGGAGCGGTCACCTCAAACTTTGTACGAAAGATAGGGGCAATAGCACCATAGGATATCTTTCCTTGGCTGGCGTTTGTGCCTTTTATTTCTCCCTGAAAAGATGGAAATGTTCTAAACTGAATTTGACCATCTTCTTCGAAGAATATAAAGGTATCTTTTGCATTAAAAAAGCCAGTTTTTCCGACCGTATAACTCTTATATTTTATCTTCTTTTTCTTCTCACCGATATTATAATACTTAAACGAAGCTGTTCCTATCATCTTTTTTAACGAGATACCAACTATATCTTTACTCTTTATCGCATCGTACATAACAGCATTAAAGTCAGCAAGAGTAGTTGCATTATAGAAGGGTATAGAGGCCCCTTTCGATGATAACATATAGATGTCTGCTGGAGACCATTTATTAATATCACCAAAGATAGAACCTTCTTGTTTGTTAAGATTCTTAAAATGCTTTTCTAATCCTTGTACCCATTTTGATTGTCGATGAAAGGTTGCATTCTGTATATACAGATTGTCCTTAATAGCCTTAGCTCCAATCCTGCTCGATTCAATCCAATCCTCTGGAAGCTTGGTCATTAATTCTTCTAGAGAAGCTGAAACATCAACTTTCTCATACGCTTTTACTAACGAGTCTTTCTCCGTATTACCATAAAGAAAGAGCGCCTGAGCGTAAAGAGCTTGAGCAGATTCACCGAGGTCAGTTACTTCTGATCCAGCACCTGAGCCCCCACCTCCTCCAAACTCAGGAGTCTTTTGAAGCTTATTAAAGGAATAAGTATTTCCCTTATCATCAACTAGCGTGATATTCTTTACAGGTACTTTATTTTTAAGAGCCTCTCTTAATGGCTCGTTATCAACCAGTACTACTTTAAGTCCGTTAGTAAGAACAAAAGGGTCTTTTGTCTCTAATTTCTTAAGAAAGGTAGTAACTCTTCCTTCCCTTTTATACATCTCATCAGCACCAAGACTAGACATTTAATTCTCCTAATAAAAAAGCTTCTCAGGATATTTAGGTCCATGAGAAGCTTTGTAAAGAATAATGTAGTGTTTACTTTTTATCGATGTATTCAGTAATTGCAGCTGCAATCTTCTGCATTGAGCCAACCGGAATATACATGTCCCAAGATCGAAGGATATTACCAGTTTTATTTTCTTCGTCCCACATATCTAACACATCGAATTGTCCTACTTTAGATACTCGAACAAATCGCATATAATCGTCACCTTCGAATACTAATTTCTTAACTACGTTTTCAGCGTAAGGGTTTTCTTTAATCATAGGCCCAAAGCCCTCCCAGTATTAATTTGTCCACCTTTGTAATCTTCACGCAAGTAGTCTCCTAGAATTTCAAAGCGAAGAGCTGAATCTTCTTCTCCTCGCTTCTGGAGTACTTCTTGAGCTTCTTTACAAAAATTAATAAGTGCAAATGCATTAATATGTATGCCTGAATCTGCACCTGATGCTTTATGATACTTACCTGGTCTCTGATTGCTCATCCCATTCTTCTCCATTAATCTCGCGGTAACTACCCTCAACCCAGGAAAAGGGTACTTCTAGAGCATCAGCAATTCGCTGAATACCCCAATCAGGGTGCGATCGAATGCATTCTTCAATATCAATAATAAGATCACCCATCCTAGACATATTAGCTCCCGGTAACAAGTTCGATAACGGCAGGGTTGTTCTTACGTGGTGCAAACTGTTCGATGAAGACGTGATGAGTATCACCAGATGCCTTCATTACATTCTCAGCTGCTCGCCAAAGATCCCACCACTGGAGGTTACCTCCAGGAAGAGGAACAACTTTACCTTCATAAGCAAGCTCTCGTCCCTTGATACCAGACAGATCAAAGATATTATCTACTTCAAAGATGGACCAGACAGACATAAAGCGATTGGCATCGCGCACTTTCTCATAATGCATCGAACGCGAGTCAAAGTCTTTTGTTTCTTGCTCATATACATCAGCAAGTCCTTCGGTTAGGTGAGCATTGATCCTCTTCAGTTCATCTACCACCTTTTCATTAACTACACCATCTATCCTCTCAATAAGCGAGAGCAGGTTGCAACGTGCATTGTGGATGCTAGAAAAATTATCATGCATAAGAGTATACTTGCGCGACATAACATCACTCCTTATCATATTGGTTGTTCGCTAAGAGGAATACGAACAATAAAAGATATGCGATTGAAGTTCTTAATATGGAAGCCATTAACACCACTCTTCTCTAGTACCTCAGAGATATCAGCTGCTAGGGAAACAGTATCCAAATTATGTATGTAACATTTTACAGTCTTACATTTTTCGTATCTATTTGTCCATATCATATGCTTTGGAGCTCCGTGCTTCTGCATTATTGAACGAACAATTGTTGTAGGCTTAATAAAAGACTTGACTTCCATTTTTCTCTCCATTCTTAATTTGTACAATGATTATATACTTCAAGCGAAAATAAATCAAGCATTAAACGACTGATAGGAAAGGCTCACACCAGAGCAGCTTCCTTGGATGATGTTATCCTTCACAACTGAGAACTCAAATCCTTTAGATCGGCCATACTCGATAGCCTCATCGAGAGTGTCACAAGCCTTATCTAGAAAGTAACCAAAGTTAGTCAGGAAGACGAGATACTTATTCACTGTAAACATATTAAACTCCATACTGAATGTTACGATTGAGATAGGCTTGCTTGCCTGCTAAAGTAGGCTCAAAACCACTGATACGCAGGATGCGCTTGATAGCTGCAGAAACGTATCCTTTAGACTCGAGAATACCAACAGGAGTCTCTCCTGCAGCCAAGCGATTGAGATACTCTTCTACTTCAAAGTTCTTGATAAGGAAGCTTTGAAAGCCAACCTTATCACCCTTTTGATATTTGAAGCGTGCAATAAAATCGCGCTTCTCACCATAAGTAAGATAACCGCCGTGATAGTTAAAACCATCTTTCACAAACTTAGTCATAATTAGTTCCCCTTGAAACCAGTAAAATCAACTTCGAAACGCTTACCATCTGCGAAGAATACATCACCAACCATTGTAGAACGAAGACCGTAAACGTTGCCGTTATAAACGGGTAACTCTGCTACTACAAGAGTATCTTCGGAGAAGTCAGAGTTGCTGACCATCTGACCATTGAACTCGAACGTTGCAGGACGGCTCCAGGACCCGTCGATGTTCTGAGTTCTGAAGAACGCATAGTTCAGTGCAGCGTTCAAATCACGTTTACCAGCGTCGATAACCGCTACGCGAACCATCTCGTTGCTGTCTTCACCTCTATGGAATACAGTTACTTGCATTTCGTTTCCTTTCACTTTCTCATTTAACATACGTATATTATAAGGGTGTGACGAAATTAAATCAACTGTTTTTTCCCGAAAACCAACACGAAAACACAACAAAAAACCCCTTGAAAATCAAGGGGTTAGCTGTATTGGAAAAAGCCCAATAAAATCAATAGGTTAGAACCCACGGAATCCGTGGTGTTTCTACATAAGAATCATTCTTATTTAGAATCCTTTGTCTCGTTGTAATCAGTATACACATCTCCGTTTTCTTGAATCTTCTTATCTTCATACGGTGATGCAATACGCCTGTAAAGTTCGAGCTTTACACACTCGATTACTCCTACAACCTCATTAATGTTGCTATAAGAGATTCCGCCCTTGTTCTTAATATATCTATCAACAAGGGTGGTAATTTGGTAGTTAAGCTGTCCTGGGGTTTGAGCGTAAATGACTCCACGCTCTTCTGGCTTCACGTATGGCATAATATATCCAATCTTTATTCTAAAGTATAGTCTCCAAAATAATCTTGTAGTCTATATTGCTCAATAAACTGCTTGAAAAGAATCTCTTCTTGTTCTTGAGCTTCTTTCTCCCATGGAAGTGTCCAGTACGTGCTGTTGGTATTGCGGTACATTTTGCCCTTCCATCTTTCATCAACCAGCTCTCTCTTAGCCATCTGTTTGAGATGTACCATTTCATGAGCTAGGGTACAGAATATAATAGCCTTATTTTCTACCGGCTTAAGTTCTATCTCAAACCATCTTTCATTATAATCTCGCGACATCCCATCGCAATAACCGTAAGCGTCGAGTCTAGGATTTAAGACTAAGTCTACTACAATATTATCAGCCATCTTTTTGTTAAGCAGTTCATACCCATAAAACTTTGCGGCTGTAATGAGTTTGTTTTTGAAGTCGATAGAGCCTTTACCTTGAACTGTCACTTCCATAGAACCACCGTGGCGTGTTACGTTTAGTCCATTTAGCGATTTCCACTTTACCTTTTTTGTAGTATTCATGATAGCAGTCCTTGGATTGGGTTGATATCTGATATTGTAAAGGCATAGCAGGTGTAGGGTCAGTCAAATCACCCAGCTTGATGTTCTTAGGAGGAGTCTTAAGAACTAAAGCTAGTTCAGAATATGTCTTGTGTTGTTTTTCATATCGGTATGTATATTCGTTAGCTAGCGCACAAAACAGATTATGCAACCACCTATAATTAGAGTCAGATTGTCTGGTCCAAATGCTGGAAGGGTGGTTAATATGCGTTGCTTTATATACTCGAGTTTCTCTCTCATCTTGAAGTCTCCATCGTTTAATCGAACGTCCGTTGGAAGTTCTATCTAGATATTGTACCCCATCGAGAACTCGATGGGCGGTAGACAATAACTGAGCGTACTCAACTATCATCTTCACTACATGCTTATCACAGTGCTGTTCGGCGCACTGAATAGGATCTTCATCTAGATAGAAAATATTCACTTGAACTCTTTTCCATGGTCATCGCACCCACAATCATCATCGTTCTTGGGTACATCATTATCTTTCGGTTTAGCTCTTTCAGTAGCTGCCATAGACTCACCCATACTAGCAGCTGTAATATTATGAATGTAGCTGTTCACATCCATACTATGACTCATATCAAATGGTGGAGTATTCTGCTTAGCCTGTTCATTGTTGACTAATTGTATATTACCTTCAAATTTAAATCCAGCTCCGTATAGGAAGAGTTGAAACTCTCTAAGCAGCTCATTAATATCATCTGAGATAATTTTATGGGCGATTTCTCGTTTAGTATTGATAGCGGAGTTAGGACCCACATCACGGTAATTAAATTGAAATTCATTAAACATTAAACTTTTCTCCCAAGAGTACTGAGATCCATATCGTCAGGAATATATTGATAACCACCTTTATTCCAGAGAGGAGCAGTGCGCTTCTTCTTACGCTCGACCTCCTCTTGAGCTAGTTGCTCACGACGAACCATTTCAGGATCATCATATTTTACTTTTTGTACAGGTGTAGTGGCGGTGAATGTCGTAATTAGACTAGGATACTTAGCACGATGTTCAGCTGCACGACGCGCATTCTCTTCCCATGCGTAGTCGGTTCTTAGAACACTCTTACTAGTGCTAGTTGGTACTTTTGCAGTACTAAGCGTCTTGCCGTACTTCTTATCGAACCATGCGTTCTGCTCGGCAAGCATCTTCTGAGCGCGCTCTTTTGCGCGCTTAGACTTCTTAGTTTTACGTGAGGATTGATTAGTATAGATGATCACAATAATCTCCATTATTAGAGATTATATTATAGTATATGTAAGAAAATAAGGCAAGCAAAAAAAAGACCCAGTCACATTGCTGTGCTGAGTCATGTAGTTAGTGTATAGACGAGAGGAACCCCACCTGCTGTAAACAGCTTACTCGTCACTTCCTTCGCTATCCGATGCGCTTGCCTCTTGCTAGTATGCAAATATACACCTATAATTTATTGTTATGGTAGTATATTTAGCTTACGAGAAGTTATCGAATACAGATTTATCGAACTTTTCCGCTTTTTGTCTGTCTCCAGGACGAGGCTTATCAGGTGTAGGAATATCATTAATGATATCATCTTGAGCGCCTTGCTCTACATCAAATAGTTTCATCTTAGGTCTATCTACTCCAATAACAAATCTCTTATTCAAGTTAGGATCAGAGTAGCGATTCTTCAGCTGCTTGACCAGGTATTGGCCGAGTGTTTGAAGCTCTTCTGTAGAGATGATGGCGAACATGAAGTCCGCTGTCGCAGGGAGGCCAAAACTTTCCGACGTATCTTCCAGACCAATATCCGAGCTTGTAAAACCTGAACGTGTAGTCTGAGTCGCCGATACAACCGGGACGTTAAACTCAACGGCCAGACCTCTAAGCTCCTCCGCAATAGATTTAATATACGTGTACGAATTAACATTCGCGCCATGTTTTAACCTCGATGATGCACAAATGTTCAGATAGTCAATGTAGATGATATCTGGAACAAAGTTACGTTTAATTTTCAGCTCGTTCAAAAGATGTCTAAAGTTAGCCGACCCAGCTGACGAAGTCGGATATTCTTTAATAATTAGCTTACCAGTAGTCTTTTCTTTTGCGCGAGTAATCTTCTTCTCGTATGCATCTCGAGGAAGCATTGCCAATTCATCTACTGTAACATTTAGAATATTTGCATCAATACGTTCAGCGATTTTCTCTTCAGACATTTCCAAGGTAATGTACAATACATTATGCCCGTTTAGAAGATTACTAGCTGCACAATGACACATGAACAGGGACTTACCAACACCAGTACCAGCTAGAGCGATATTCAAGGTCTTCTTAGCTAGACCTCCCTTGGTGATATTATTAAAGTAAGTCAGATCAAAAGGAATCTTATTCTCTACACGATGATAGAAATCATATCGCTCAAGAAAATTATCAAAGAAGTCATGCCCAATAGATGTATCAAAAGATACAGACAAGGCGTCTGCAAGTAGTTGAGGAATTCCCCCTTTACTCACATTACCTTTATCATTGCCCATTATCTTAATAGATTTAGTAATGGCGTTATAGAGCGCGCGATCTTGGCAGAACTTCTCGGTATTATCTAACAGCCACTCCATCTCAGTAGATGGATCAGCCTTAAGGTTAGTAATAATATTCTTACATTCTTTGAACTGATCGTCAGTAAGAGAATCTACACGACCGAGGTCGATGAGCAATGCCTCTTTAGTAGGAAAAGCATTATATTCATCTACGTACGTATTAATTAGCTGAAATACGGTTCTGTCATTGATGTCTTGAAAATACTCTGCACTTAGAAACGGAATTACCTTTCTTCCATACTCAGAGTTATCAATCAAATGCGAAAGGATTGTACTTTCCATCATTCGGTTTCAGCCTCCAGCTCACCCAACTCTTCTGCAAGCTGATCATAATCAGCCATTGACACAGTACCTACAGAATACTTAGACTTAATAAATTCTCTAAAAGTACTATCTTGAAGAATAGGCATCCAGAACTCTTTAGTATCGGTATCAGCTGCTCTTATTTTGTTGCCAACCAGTTCTCCAGTCGTCTTGTCAACTTTCTGATACCAGCCGTTAGACGGCTTAGTAACGTGGCCACTTTCGAGAGCAATATCCAGCAAGCCAGACCACTTCGAAATTCCACCGTCAAAAGACACTGTGATAGGAATCTTTGACTTCTCCTGAACATATCTAGACTTCTCCACGTTGATAATAAAGTTATACCCTACAAGCTCGGAGCCATCTTTATCCTGTTGACGTCCAAGAATCCAGATAGTGTCAGCAGAATAGTAAATGCCAGTACCACCACCTACTACATCTTTAGGAAACATTCCAATTTCTTTATAGGTATGATTAACCACTACTAGAGGAATATCCTTGATAGTAAGATGCGGAGTTACCATGCGGAAGAGAGACTTAAGCTGTTTAGCACGAGACATATCAGCCACAGACTTACCTTCCAAAGCATCTTCAACCTCCTTGCGCGATGCTAGATTACCAACAGAATCGATAACTACAATTACTCGATCATTACGATCTATGTTATTAAACTGAGCCATAATATCGTGCTTGAGCTGCTCGATATCAGTAATAGGAGTATGAAGCACACGTTCAGGGCTAATGCCAAAAGCAGAAAAATAACTTTGCGGAGATCCAAATTCTGAATCGTAGAATAGAACAATTGCATCATCGTACTTCTCCAAATAAGACCTTGCCATTAGCAGAGCAAAGGCAGTCTTGAAGTGTTTAGACGGACCTGCAAGTACAGTCAACCCAGGAGTAAGACCTCCATCAAGTCGACCAGATAGTGCCACGTTTACCATAGGCACTGAAGTTTGAATCATATCTTTAGCAGTAAAGAACCTCGACTCAGAGAGTACAGCGGTATCTTTAATGGTAGAGTTCTTTTGTAGTTTAGCCATTAGACTCATTATCAACTCCTTGTTTAAAGTCAAACCATTCACAAATTTCTAGCATAATAGCATCTTCAAGACATTGTTTAAGATAATTCTCATCAGGGGTTTCGGTGTGTTTATGAGCGCGACTCATACCATACGCTACTCCTTCTTCAACACATTTCACCAATAGTTTATAGGTATTAGGTACTAGCATTATTTCATCTCCATAATAGACTTCTCATCAATCTCTATTATACCGGCTTTCTTTTTTTCTTTCAACTGTTTTGTTTTAGACACCCATAAAGGATCTCTTTTCTGTCGTGTCGTTGAAGACTTTGGAGGTTGATGAGTTGCATTGGAATCTTGACTTGGTCTCACCAAACTTATGTTCGCTGCTACTAGCAATAGCACAGCCAACGGATCGAACACAAGTACTAGTATTATAATTACCCATCTTACTGCTGCCTCCAGATGTTGTTGTGCACCTTCCCCGTAAATTAAATCGGCGATATATTTGATAGGCCCTACCTCAGCTATTATTTTTGCATTCTCTTTTTTGAGAGGAACTAATTTTTCATTAAGCTGTTGAATTGTTTTTGAGGCTTGATCTATCTCACCGTTGAGTCCGTCACGCTCTTTCTTTTGCTTGGTGCGAATAAAATTTGCATCTTTAGCATTAGACTGCTCTACAATAGCATTTAAAGAGTCGAGAGCTCTTTGAGCGTTTTTAATTCTTCTATTTTCTTGATCAATTTGAAGTTCTATATTTTGAATGACTACCGTTTGATCAGATGATATAGTTGTTTGTTCAATATGAGCCTTTGAAAGAAATCCAAATATACCCATCGAGGTAATAAACATCAGCACTACAACAGATGTGGCGAGGTAGTACTTAATAAGTT